ACTATCATAATAAGTGTTTACCTGTAATGGGAACATATATAACGAACCATTAATCCAATTATTCATAAAGGATTGAGAAAGTACTCCTCGACACAACCCATAGAAAAATCTAAATCTGAACCCCCATTCTCCGAAATTACTGATGTCTTTACCTAAATCAAGTAATGGTCTTCTCAAAAACATGTAACATCCTCCCTCAACAGCGTCTTTGGTAGTACATTGTTGATTAATCGTGAAATTATCTCCAAATCCTGTGTAACAGTCTAATCCAACCATACTCTCACAGTTGAAACTTTCTATTACAGTAATCTCATTAGGAAGTCCTTCTAAGTCAGGAGTTATTGTCTGAGCACCTGTTGAAAACGCATCTGATGTAATATCCTCGGAATCAGTGTTAATTAAGTAAACACTGAAATTATTATTTTGTTGTAGTAACGATGGGTTATTAATAAATGAAGAGCCATCTAATCCGTCTGATGATGGAAGTCTATCTGTTCTTAAAATATTTTTAACATCATTACTAATTGTCATAGTTGGATTTGTACTAAAAAATGTTTTAGTGTAGTATGAATAACCTAACTCATTAAAAAATGGATTACTTAATTTAAGTATGTTAAAATTATTACTACTTATGAATGCAGCCCCACTAACATCTTCAGATAAATCGTATTTCGATGCGGATTCATTTGAAGTGTAAAACCCATTTGAAGTTATTGTAATCACCTTACCAGAACTTATTGTGGTTTTATTAGGTCTTGTTGCCGTTGTTGAGTCAAGTAATCCATAATACGCGGTATTGGTAGTTGTAAATCCTGTGAAGGATTGTCCCGCTGTTGGTGTAGTTGTTGTCCCTGGTTTGAAAAAATATGACTGAAAATACATCTCATCTTGATTGTAGTTTTGAATCGTGGGACTACTCTGATTAACTTTTTGAATTGGTATGTTTATTCTAGTATTGGCAGTAAATGTCCAATTAGGGTCGTTTTCATTCGTTCCAAATAAATTACCGAGACTATATTCATTAGCATATTTTGGAGAATATGGGTCCACTCCTCGTTGGAGTACTAAAATATATTGACTACCACCATCAGTAAAATATTCATACGGACTAATATTTTCAGTGGTTTCTATTTCCCATTTACTACTTCTTAAAAAATTAGAATCCACATAAACATAACGTAACGTTTGACTATTAGCGTATAATATATCACCAAAAGACTGTGTAGTGTTTTTATTCCATATCTTCGCAGCGTCTGATACAGTTATAGCAGTCACTACCTGATAATATTCCACATCTGAAGGGAATTTATAATTCGTTTCTTCAGAACCATAAGGAAGTACATATCTTACAGGAGTAACAATATTTGTTGTTTGGGTTGTTGCATATGAAATGTCTACATATGTTGCGCCACTGCCGTTATACGTTTCCCCACTAATACCCGTTATAATACCGTCCGCAGTTGAAGCACTATAAAGGTAATTTGTGTCTGTGGTGGCACTTAAATTAACAAAAGTCAAAAGGTCTCCAGCCTCAAATTGTTCTTGACACAGTACTGTTATTGTATTATCATAATGATATTTTCCAAGATTATTATCTTTTGCAAATGTTAATTTTATTTTATTTTCTCCGTTAAAGTAAGAACTTCTATTATTAAAAATATTGATTCTTTCACCGATTGGTAAGTCAGTAGAAAGAACTGTTCTTGAAATTAATTCTTGTGAAAGAGGTATTTTATACCTTGTTGTATCTCCAATATATTGTTGTAGTCCCATACCAGCAATTGCCTCGGAGTTCATTATAGATAGGTCATCCCCATTTTCAGTGTCTGCTGAAAATTTAACTGACGCCAATAAATCATAATATGAATCAGGCGAGGACACGTAACTTAAAATACCTGACCCTGTTTCATTTTGACCAGCATTTCTAGATGTTTTTAAATTTTGAGAACACTCGCAAGCCTGACATTCAGGATAGGTTATCATTGGTAGTCTAATCGTATAATCTTTCTTATTGCAATTAATATTTAACGCTTTGCAAATCCATCTGAACGGGTAAACTTTAATAATTGGTATTCTAGTACCACAAATCCAACATATTACTTGAATAACTAAATTATATAGAAAAATTAATATGTGAGCAACAGTTAACGTAATTAACGCAACTGGTTGTATTACAGTAAAAATTATTGAAAATAAAAAGAATAGGAAATCAAAATTCCTAAACCCGTCATTAACAGGAAACTTATTTACACTATCTTCACAATCTTGGCTGTCAATTTCTTTAATACCAATAAATTTACCATTCCCTCTACCCTTTTTAAATTGGTCAATTAACGAAGACACAGTGTAAACTCTGTTATATTGAAATTCATAGAACGTGTCTTCACAATCAATAATCTCATTAAGTCTGTCAATTCTTGATTGTCCTATAAATCCGTTAGTATATCCACTCCATACCAACCCAAAATAATATGAACTTTGTTGCTGTCTTTTTTCATTAGTATTAACTAAAGGAAATAACACTGATGGAGATGGGTCGGAGGATGGAGAAGTTCCCCATCCATACTCTTTAACGTTTGGAACCAAATAATAAGGCCTTCTTGTTTGTAAGGTTAAATCGTTTGGCTGAGACCATTTAATCTTAAATCGATATTTTGATTTAGTTGGTATTCCGACAGCTGGGTCATTTGAAAGTACTTTTTCCCCAAATTCGTTGGTAATGAAATAATCCAAATTCATTGGTAATTCGATTAACCACGTTCCACTACCGTCAATAACATTACCCGATTGTTCTAATTCATATTCTTCTAATAGGATTTCCATCTTCGTCTTGTTGGATTGTTTGTCTAATTGCCAATATTTGACCTGGAGACGTAGTTAAAGAACATAAGTTTCCCATATTATCTCTTGGTCTAGCATTAGCCCTTAACCTAAAACTATCCGCTGTTGAAAACATTGAACCCATAAACACAGAGGTTGGTTGGATGTCCACGTTCGCATCATCTCTTAAATCAAAGTCTAATCTGTTTACTGCAATTTCACAGACTGTTGGGTCACCCCATAAAGGAGATATGTCAACATTTTTAGTTAGATTAATTATTTGAGGTAATGAATTTAAATCTGTTGACGACCTGAATCTACTGCCCGCAACTTGAGCTTCACTCGCAAGACCAATTCTTATTAAATCTTGTGGTGTTAGTGAAAACTCACCAATGTCCGATAAATCAACATCCATAACAATATTTTGTTCCCCTAAAGGAACTCCCATTATCATGTAATCACCACTTTCATTTGTCTTAGCGGTATATCTATAATACGTATCAAAAATTTCAACCGCGGTTGTATCTATTAACACGTCAGACCTTGTCGGTAATGTCCCCGTTGCCGAGTGAGTGGAATAAGAATTTTCGTATGGTAAAAGATTATATCTAAACCCATCTTCATTTTTATCACTTGGAGACTTGTAAGGGTATATACTTGAAATTAATGGGTTTGACTCATCTATTGGAGTAATGGGTATAAATACAGATACTCGAGCATTAGGTAACCCTAAACCATTATTAGCGGTTACCCTACCGACAAGAACACCATAATCCGCACAACTTCTTGTGTAAACATCAGATTGTTGTATCTTTAACGATAAAATTTCCAAAAACTCAAAGTCTTGGTCTAACTGTATATTAATCGTTTTGTTAGCCCCGAGTTCAGTTTTTATTCTATATGATTGACCCATGTAATGTCTTTAATTTATAAATAGTTTATGTGTTAATTTTAAAGTATAAACACACTCTTTTAAAATTATAAACTAAACGATTCGAGAATAAACCTATTAAGAGAAGGTAACTGATTGGAAATTTTTAACCGAAACTCTAATGTCTTTGTTTGGATACCGAATTTGATATACTTGTGAGGGTTGAGCAAATACCGTATCATCAACAGGAGCAATTTCTTTAGTTTCAGGATTTGAATATTCCATTGAGGTTTCTGCTGAAGAATACTGACCACCCACATTATTGTAAACATTAATTCCTGCAACAGTTAATACCCCATTTTGATTTTGGATAATACTTCTTAATTCAGAAAGATATACGTTTTGACCTAATTCCCTTACTTGTGGGTTAAAGTACGCCGAAATCTTATCAACAACATCTGTAATAACTTGTCCTGAGTTTTGAGCAGAATCTAATACAATTTGAACATCAATGCTAAGGTCAATAACCTCAGCGGTTAAGATTGAAATGTAGTCATTCATCATTCTATAATTTGATAGGTATGTTGCAACATTTTGTCTCAAAGTGTCAGAAACAATATTGGTTAATTTACCTGAAGTGTCGTAAGATAATAACTGAATTAATATTTTGTTATTATTTTCAGTTATTGAAACTTTTGCAGGTGCTCCAAATTCTGATGGCATATTTCTGATTATAGACTCATAGTCTTGAACTGTAACCGCTCTTTTCTGAGCCGAGAAGTTAAATGAGACGTAGTTTCTAATTTCTTCTAAAGACGGGAGACCTGCTCCACCAATTGCCGCAGTTACGTTGGTACACCTTAATGAGTTAACTACCGAAGAATTTGTTAATTCTGAAGGACCGTTAACATAGAACGATACTGTACCAATTTGATTAATTACATTGGTACCTAAGTTTGTTGCCAAACCACCACCTACTCTGTACTGAACAAATAGTGTTGAGTTTGGAGTTAATGCTGAACCTAATGAGAAATTGTTTGAATATCTTTGTAAGTCTAATGTAGTTCCTAATGTCGTGAATTGATTTAAAGCGTCTTGAGCTGTATTGGTACCACCTCCAAATGTCATCTTCTTAAACCCTTCAGGGGTATACTCACTAATGTACCTATCTTGAGTTTGAATATATCTACCAACTTTAATTCCTGGTTGGTCCGACACCTTTGTTGGGTCCTCTATGAATACTCTATCTTCAGCCAAAGCGTCAACTTCATACCATCTATTTGAAACACCTAAGAACTCAGCACTTGTTGGTATGTTAGTATATTCGGTACCACTTTTAAGTAATACACTGGTGATACCTAAAACATTTTTTTCAGGTAAGAATAATTCGAAAAATGGTCTAACATCATTTGGACTAATAACTCTTTTGAATACTTTAGTTATACCATTGACCACCAGTTCTCGTTTAGTAATTGTATAATTAATTAAAACATTATTGGCATTGAAATTAGGTATTTTTAATCTATTTGGAAACCCTTGAGCATTGTATGGTGAAGTAAAATCAATATCATATATGTTTTCAAATACAATACCTGCGCCAGTTACTTGTGAACCTCTTGTTAATGTACCCAAATATCTTTCGTCTTCTTTATCTCCAAATGCCGGTACAGTAATTGAGAAGTCGACAAGAGCAACTGAAGGTCTTTGCCCCGGTAATTTTAGTCCATAGGTTCTTGCTATGTTATAAATTGAAGACCTTTGTTGAGCATATTGAAGGACTGTCTCTTGAATACTTCTATCGATATGGTAATGTAAGTTATCGGCTACGGCTGCATTCAAATCTAAAAAGACCGAAAATACCGATGCGTCATTAAAATCCTGTATAAGTTCAGGGTAATATGTTCTCACATAATTTAGTAATTCAGTTCTTATACCCTGATAATCTCTGGTTGTATACGATATTTTACGATTTGCCATCTATATTAAATATTAATAATAACAAAATCACTCTGAGCAAATGTGTTACTATCTACTGAGTAATCTATTTTAATTTTTGCAGTGTATTCTGAAGTCCCTTTTCCAGGAAACCTATAAATTGGTGACTCACTAGTCCCTACTATATTTTGTCCTTCTGCAATATCCACCTCTTCCATTGGGTCTGCGGGTGTGATTGAGATATTATTTAATAGTAAATTTGGCATGTATCTTGATACCGCTTCTCTGATATCAGATTGAATAGCATCAAATGTAAGACCATCAAAAGGTTCAAATAAAAATTCATATAATCTTGTTCCAAAATCAGGTAAGTAATATCTTGTTCCCTTTCTGGTTAATAATAAGTGAACTAAATCCGCTTTAATCTGTTGAGCCTCAAACTCTGTTAATTGTAAGTAATCCCCTCTTTTAGAATCTCTAAAAGGAAAATTAATACCATATGTAGTTCCATCTGCCATAACTATAAATATAATACCCTCGTTTTTCCTTATAAATAGCACAAAATAAATAATCCCGATGTTGGTCGGGATTATTTATTTTATTAAGATGAACAACCGAAACACTCGATTTCAATACCCTCAGGTTTTGGTGGTAAATTCATATTGGTGTAATCTATCTTCGGAGTTTCCACCGTTTGTTTTGGTTTCTGTACTTTAGATAAATCAACCGCTAAGTGTTTTGCTCCTGTTGAAATCGCCTTTGTTCTAACATAGTAACATAATGTCTTTAAACCTTTTTCCCACGAGTGAAAATGTGATGATGTGATTTTAGACAACGTAGGATTACTCATATAGATGTTCATAGATTGTGATTGGTCTATAAACGGAGCTCTGTCCGCCGCCATATCAATCAATTCTCTTTGTGAAATTTCCCAAATCGTTTTGTATTTTGGAATCAAGTGTTCAATTCTCTTAACCTTCTTATTGTAATTTCTATCTTCAGGGTCAAGGTATTGATTAAAGTTAATGTTTTGAATTGAACCTTCGTTCACAATGATTTCATTTTTCAAATCTTCACACCATACCCCTATTTTTTCAAAATCATTAATTAAGTATTTGTTAACAATCATGATTTCACCACCAACAACTCTTCTGTTAAATAACGCTGAGTGAGCGGGTTCTGTCATTTCAAATGAACCTGTAATCTTAGCTGAAGACGCAACTGGCATCTGAGCCGTGAATAGTGAGTTACAAACTCCATATTCTTTTACGTCATTTTTTAAAGTTACCCAATCCAAAAATAATTCAGATTCATTTAATCTCCACATATCAAATTGGAAAATACCTTTAGACATTGGTGACCCTTCAAAGAATTTATACGGTTTTCTAATACCTTTTTTACACAAGTCGTTACTTTCAGTGATAGCCGCGAAGTAGATAGCTTCGAATATATTTTTGTTTAAAATTTTTGCCTCTTCAGATGTGAAAATGTAATCCATTAAATAGAATACATCTGCTAACCCTTGAGTACCAATCGCAATTGCTCTTTGTTCAAGTCCACCCTTCAAACCTTTTTCAGTTGAATAGTTGTTCTTATCAATAACGTTGTTCAACGCTCTAACCGCTCTTCTAACTTCTTCAATTAATAATTTGTAATCAAATTTACCATCAACAATAAAGTTTTTCAATACAATAGAAGATAATGTACAGATTGCAGTAGTTTCCTCGTCTGTGTATTGATAAATCTCATTACATAAGTTTGATTGTTTAATTACACCGATGTTTTGGTGGTTAGTCTTTTTATTCGCACTATCTTTAGCACATAGATAAGGAACACCTGTTTCAACTTGTGACTCAATAATTTTAGACCAAATGTCTTGAGCTTTAACTTTTCTACCAATACCTAAATCAACTGCCTTTTGATAGTTCTCTTCATACTCGTCACCAAAACATTCTTGTAATGGTTTAATACCCGACTTAATAATTTCATTAGGACAGAATAAGTACCAATCTTCATTGTTCTTAACTGCTCTCATGAAGTTATCAGGAATCCATAACGCTGTGAATAAATCTCTCGCTCTTAATTCTTCAGCACCTGTGTTCTTTTTAATCTCCAATAGGTCCATAATATCTCTATGCCATGGTTCTAAGTAGATAGCTGCACTGCCAGGTCTTCTACCTTGTTGATTAAAGAATCTTAATGACTCGTTAACAATTTTTAAGTATTTTAACAATCCACCGGCAAAACCACCTGATGATTTAATTCTACTTTCTTTACTACGAATGTTAGACATTGATAGTCCGATACCTGCGGCGTCCGACGAATAGGTTGAAATGTCATTCAAAGTTTTTAATAACCCTTCTCTTGAGTCGGAGTTGTTGTAATGTAACACACAAGATGCTAATTGGGGTACTCTTGTACCCGCATTAATCATAATAGGTGTTGCCTTTGATATGCGTTGGTTTGATAATGAATTGTAATATTCTACAGCCTCTTCATACGTGTTAGTTACCCATAGAGCAACTCTCATATACATGTGTTGAGGTCTTTCAATAACTTTACCTTCAGGTGTTTTTAACAAGTACATTTCCTGTAATGACCTCCAAGCAAAATAATCAAAGTTATAATCATTTTCATGATTAATAACCTCATCAATTTTACTCGGACCATATTTTTCAATAATTGACATTAGTTCGTCATGTACAATACCGTCAACATGTAACGTATGCATTGTGTTTGAAAAACTTGGGTCGGTTTCTTTATGATATGAAGAAATTGCAACTGACGATGCAAGTCTTGAATAATCGTGATGACTACCTGTGTAGGCAGCCGCGATTTCATATACAAGTTTATCTAACTCTTTAGTTGTAATTACACCTTCCGTAGGTACAGAAGTAATAACTTTAATGAAGATTTCATCAGAATTCACAGTTAATCCTTTTGCTGCTCTTTTAATTCTGCTATAGATTTTTTGTGGATTAAAGGACGCATCTTCACCGCCCCTTTTTTTAATTTTTAGTGACATCATATTTTTAATAATAATAAATTAGAAATCAGAATCAAAAGATAATGTTTCGTTTAGTTTTGCTTTTTGGTATTCCATCGTTCTTGACTCAAAGAAATTACCCTTTGTTTCAACAGCGATTTGTTCCATAAACTTAAATGGTTGTTCCACGTTAAACTCTTTTTTACAACCAAATTTAACTAATAATCCATCAGTTACGAATTCAAGATATTGTTTCATTAAGTTTGAATTCATTCCAATAAGTGAAACAGGTAACGATTCTGTGATAAACTCTTTTTCAATTTCAAGTGCAGATAGTAAAATTTCTTTAATTCTCTTTTC